ATGTTCTTCTTTCTGGCCCAAAATCTTCATCGTAAGCCCCCCGTGGGGATTGTAACTTAGGGAAGCGCATATCATTAGGGTTATATTGGGAAGATTCCATTCGTATCCTTCTATGAAGGTCATCCATCATTCCCTTAGCTTGATTACTAACCTCTGGAGATACAACGGCAGGAAGTACCTCTTGTTGAAATCTTTCAAACGGGAGCTTCTGGTACCAAGCGTTTCCTCTTCCTTGAATCATTCTATCCACAAACTGTTTCGATGGACGCTGTATGCCCTCTCCCATATTCGTCCACCCATCTTCACCCATAAATTTGTTACGTGAAATCTGGTCATAGTTCTTAGGAACCATATACTCCAACCTGTCTGGATGAAGCTGCCACTCGTCACCAAACTGCATCATATTATGAACATCGGCAATGTGTTGATGCCCAACCAAGTGCTGTAACATAGTAGCTTCGGCGTAGCTGTCTTCTCCCTCTTGAAGGTACTTTAAATAGTCATGGGCTTCGGCTAATGGAAAACTTTTGCGAGTATCACTAAATCCCCCCTCTCCCTGTATTACAGGTGGGTCACCAGGCAATCCTTCGCTCGTCCTCTCCCAAAGATTTAAGAGCTTATCCCACCCATCTGTTCCATATGCAGGAAGTCCTGCACTCTGGCTTCCTAATTTCTGTCTAGTATTCCATCCACCACCTCTACGATTTCTTACGGGACGCTTTCTTCGGTCTTCTTCTGCATATCCAAGCTTTTGTATCTGAACAAAATTCATTAACTTTTGCATAGACTTGCTTCGATGAATATTTTCCCACTCAGTTTGGGCATGGGAATCTTGTTCATCTAAACCCTCTGATTCATCTCCTCCACCGGCGTTTCCCCCGCCTCTGAGCTTATCAGCAGCCATAGCCCGTCCTCCAGCCATAGCTGCTCGTCCTACGGCACCACCAATCGCAGCTAAAGCGGGGATTATTTTTTCTAATTCAATATTATCTTTATTGGGCATTTTCATCCTCTTCATCATAATCCCATTCGCCCTGCTTATTCTTCCCTGTGGGAGAATAGCTGGCACCGGGGTTTACCGATGGGCCATCAGGTTTTTGAATTGACGGCCCCCTTCCGAATGATGCTTTCTGAACATGGGTAACACCTGTAGAATGTAGGTCTGCCACAAAGTCTATACCGTCTTGGCTAAACCACATCTTCTTACCATTATCAGATACTTGCTTAATTAGAGGAGTAGTGTACCCTTTAGCCATAAGCCCTTCAACCCAATTTTTAGGGGCTTTCGTAGCATCTACCGCTTTAGTAGGGTCATCATCAGATTTTCTGGCTTCCCCCAACGCATCTACGTCATGAGGCTCTCCTTCTCCCCTAGCTGCCCGTGTATAATCCTTATTCTGCCCCCCTTTCAAAGGAGCGAAATTCATGTTCTGCATGGGCATAGGGGGCACAGGAGCGGCACCAGCCCCCTCTCCCCCACCAGGGGCAGCATCAACTCTTCCAGGGGCAGGATTCACGCCCTCAGGGGGCGCAGGGGCTTGCCCTGGCTGTTGACCAGCTTGGGCCTGCTGTTCCATCATTTCCTGTTGCTGCTGCATCTGCTCCATTTGCTGTTTTTGCTGGTCTATTGCCATATCCATCTGTTCACCCTGTTTTTCCATCATATTGACAGGTTTACCAAATATCATGAACTCAGCATCTTCCACAGGGACTCCATCCGCCTTTAAACGTACTTCAAACCCTAGAGCAATGAACTGGTTAGCAATTTGAGCCTTCTGTTGAGAGAAGCTAATACGAGTAGCTTCAGCCTTTTCCTCAGGATTAGGCAGTTTCAACCCCCAGTCAGTAATACCAAAGGCCTCTAAGATTTGAGGCAACACCTTTTCATGGAACAACCTTTGGTCACCTTCAACCACCCTACTCATGACAACCAATTGCTGAGTTTGGGTAGACAGGCCACCGAAAGCTTCAGGGGCACCCTGCCAAGCAGGAGTTACCCCCCACATAGCAGCAACACGTTCTCGTATCTCTGCCCTAACGGGGAGATAGTCCATCTCATTTAAGGTATGGAACAAACGTACCATGTCCACTCTTCCACGATTATTACGAGAAGATACGGCTACCATTGGTATGTAGTTAGGGTCAAGCCTGGTTTGTGCAGCAATCTGCTGTCTTTCTCTACGCAATGATTCAGGGTCATCAGTAAATACCATCATCATACTAGCTGGCATTTTCCGTTCAAAGAAATATCTGTACAGATTTTTATCCATACCAATCAAAGTTAACGCTTTTTCAAAGATGGTAAGAATTGGACTCCACCCGTAAGTCTCACTAGGAGAGAACTTAGATATATGAATAATTTCAGAGTCCAATAAAAAGATGTGTGCATTTCGGTGATAGTATTTATACATCACAGGCTGTAATGTAATTTCACAGTCCTTCTCAGCACATTCTCCAGGGTCTTCTTGAACTTCCTCTCTGTGAATGGGGCATAAAAAGTGAGCATTTTTAGGCAATCCTGCTGCGTCTAGGTCAAATTCCACTAGAGCAGGGTTCAACCGTCTAATCTCATTGACCTTAGACCGCATACTACCATCGTCTAACTTCTTATATTCTTTTACTATGTACAAGAATGCATCATCAATAGCATTCAAATCAAAATGGAACTGTCTAAGTACTTCTTCCAAGGATTGGTCAAAAATATTACAGTCATCCATGAAATCAACCAGCCGTTTTTGCTGGTTAGGGTCAGGGTTTTCTACTAGAGGCACCCACTCAATGCCTCTCCTGAACACTTCTCCAGTAATATGCTGTAAGGGAGAACGCACCTCTTCAATCGAATAGGCCAACATTTGCAAGTCCATCACAAGCTGCTGACGATACGCCATTTGATGCCGTACCCACGTATTCACTACGTGGTCTAGACCTATAGTAGGGGCACGGCCTGTTTCCCCACTCCCAGACTTCATTAAATCTAAAAAGTTGATTTGCTCATTGAGATTAATGACAGTTTGGGCTAGTTTAGGTACCTCAGGTAGATAATCCTGTAGTCTCATAAATTAATCCTTTGTCAAATTTTCTATGTCTGACATACTGGTAAGTTTAAGCATTGTTTGCATAGCCATTTCTTTAAGCAAATACCCTTCAGATTTAGGTGTTTGAGGGGCTGGGGGAGGGGCAGTAACTACTTGTTTAACCTGAGCTTCCATAGATAGCATTTCCATCCGTAAGGCAGCATTTTCCTCTTCTAATTCAGGGTTCTCCCCGAAATTAGCATTTTGCAACGTGCCTAGCCTTGCAGCCTCTTTAACCAGGGCTATGAAAGCACCTTCCGTTAGAACCGTGACTGCTTTACTATTATCTTCAACCTCATCCTCTGGCCCTAAACTAGTCAAATCTTCATGCCACGTATCTAAAACACGCCAGGTTTTACTTACGTCATCCCTATTAGCTGTATATTGAGTTTCCCTGTCTTTTAAGAACATTCCTACCATAATTACCCTCCTACTATACTTCTCTAATACATTATACCATAAAATCTGTTTTTCTTACGAAATCTTACATGCACTCCAGCCACATACTTTACAAGTCTCACAACCACTTTCTTGCACAATCAACGGAGACTCACAATCACATTTAGGAGTTTCCCCTTCTAAATGCCCCGTTACCAACACCTCCTTCTCTCTACTACCATTACGATATACTGTAATTCCTTTACATCCAGTCTCCCAAGCTGTCATATAAGCTTCAAACACATCTTCTAAGGTAGCCTCAGACGCAAAATTAATAGTTTTAGATATGCCAGCATCCACATATTGTTGAAAACGGGCTTGCATTAATACATGGTCTTCAGGAGAAATGTCTTGAGCGGTTACGTATACTTCTTTAGCCCAATCTGGAACATCATCACGGTTTTTTAAAGAGCCACCAGAGGCCAAATAAAGCATAAGGTCTTCAGAATAGAAATTATTTTCTTGCGCGTCTTTTTTAAACTCTTCATTACTATAGAATAGGGTCTGACCT